AAAAGGGGCTTGTGTAAGCCCCTTTTCACTTCATCGTGTTATGTATTTTTATGCCGCACCAGGTGAGCCAAAAATACCACGTGGATCGGAGAATCCAAATGAATATCTCTCCCTTGCTTTGAATCTTACATTACCAGTATCAAAGTCACCTTCAATAGCTGTTTTGATCGGACTTCTAACAAACATTTTCATGCCGTTAGGAGCATCGGTCATAATGAAGAAAGCATCTGTATCAGTAAGATAATGGTTTACTCTATAACCTTGTGGAATCATTCCCATAGAGGCCATAGCGTTAATGTCATTATCTGCTGTACCTACTCTTTGCGGAGTCTTTAAAATTCTTTCAGCTGTAAATTGTAATTCTTTTGGAATTATTAACTTAACACCTTGCATTGCAATTTTAAGTCCTCTCTCATCTACAAAAGCAGCAATGTCAATCATTGATTGCTCAAGAGATGTTTCACTAAGGTCAGCTGCAGTGTTTAGAGTATTTTCTAATACACCACCACTAGCTAATGGATGTAGTAAAGAACACAATTCTTTACCATCACCGCCAGCAAAGTTAGAATCAAAAGCGTTGTTTAATACGTTAGCAGCTTTTACCTGCTTAGTATTAGCCATTGATCTAGCTAATGCTCTAGTGTAACGACCAGCTAATCTATCATATAGATTATCTTCTATCGCTTCTTCTGTTATAGCAAAAGCCATTGCAATTGTTTCGTGTGTATACCTTGCAGTAAAACTTTCTGTTGCTTGGTCAAAAGTGACTCCTGAACCTTCAGTTTTTACTGGGGCAGAACCGAAACCTGATAACATTACTTCTTCTTCAAAAGCTCTGTCAGATGATTCTGTTGCAAAGATTTCTGCATGTTCATTTTCATACCTGTTATATTCCAGACCGAATAATGCGTTCAAGCCTGGTTCTAACTCTTTCACTAATTGTGATCTAGATATCGCCATATTCTATTCCCCTTATGCTAAGCCAGTATCGGCTGTTGAGTTATGTAAAAAGAAATGATTCTGAATCTTGACGATTACATTTGCATTAGCGTTACCAGTGTCTTCGTTGTTAACATCTTTACAAATGTCTACTGCCATAATCGGAAAATTGTTAGATGTGTCTGTTTCAGATACATCTAATTGAACTTTCGATATACCAGTAGCTGTATTACCAGTCACATTGGTTGTTTTATATCCTTTGAACAGACCTGCTCTCGTAAAAGCTGCGTCTGCGTCAATTAAAAACAACGTATTAGGATCGTCAATTACATTAGCAACAATATCAGAAGCAGCAATGCTACCCGGATAATAATTGCTAAATGTTGGTTTCTTGGTTGTTGGATCCGTATAGAATACACCATTAAATACACCAATCGGCTTCACTGTGGCTCCACCAGAAACATCATATCTTACAATGTTTCCATCACCAGTAGGCACAACTAAATCACCTTGAAATATAGCTGTAGTTTCACCTGAAGCAATAGGATATTCATTTTGTTGGTTATTCCATGCGTGCCCGCCAAGTGTCTTATATGGTCTGAGACCAAATTTTTCACTTACGTTTGCCATGTTTTACCTCCTTGTAAATATAGGCCATTGTTCAAAATACAGCGGTTGTCTTGAGTCTAAGACTTACGACCACCACCAAAAGATACACGAGATTGCCTATCAATGTTTACAGGCATCTCTGGTCGTTGTTCCCTTAGAACGTCTTGGTCTACGGCTTTCATTTGGTCAGCAGTAATTCTTTGAAAATACCGCTTGCGTTCCTCGACTATTTCTTCAGGTATCCTTGCCAACACAAGGCCACCAACCCCGATTAACCCCTGATATTGACCTTGTTGTATCACTGGATAATCGTGATCGCCTAGCTCATTTTTTATTTCTTCAGCTCTGACGAACTCCCAACCTTCTCGTAGTTTTTTAGACACGTTACCCGAATCCATAAAACCTACACTTTCGGTTCTTATCCAACGATGCTTAAAGCCCTGTGGTGCAGGGGGTGCATCCAGACTTGACGGAGGAGCCCAAGTTTTTTTTCTATCTTTTCTTTCACTTGAACTGCGTGAGGTCTTGTTTACTTTTTCAATCATATTTACTCCTTCACGTATTTTGCGTATTCTTCTAATGGCACTCCAAGTTTTTTAGCTATTGCTACCTGCGAACGAGTGAGTTTCACAGTTTTACGTCCTTGCTGTTTCCGCCCCGCAGAGGCAACAGTTTGAACGGGTTTTTTATCATCTGCAAACTTATTAGGAAAATATTCCATCATTTGTTTGTCAACTTCAGTATAATACTCATCTGACTCCGGGTCAAACCCCTTTTCGACTAAATCTTGATGAATACCAAAAGCAGCGTTCGTCATAGCTTTATCTTTACCAAACCATTGATTTGTATCAGCCCACTCTTGAGCTTTCGGACTAGGTTGAGGTGCAGGTTGTTGCGTTTCTTGAGCTGGTGTTTCAGCTGTTGCCTCCTTTTTTTCATCCTCTTTTTGCTGTAGCCTAATTCTAGCTTTTTCTTTCTCCACAGCTAATTTTGTAAGTTCATCATTGGCTTGCATAATTTTTTCTGAATCTTGTGCTTCAATCGCAGTTTTTAATTTTGCTTTTACCTGCTCCCTTTGTGAGTCCACTCTAGCATCAAACTCTTTTACATAGTTATCATCAACAGCAGTATAATTTTGCTCAATTTTTGAATATTTTTGTTGTAATCCTTTTGCGTAATCTAAAGCAGCTTTTTCTCTGCGTTCTGCTTCTCTCCAATTTCTTGTTAATTTATCTATTCTTTTTTGAACATTTGTTGACATCTCTGACAAATCATCAGGTTTATCCTCTTGTATTTCCGTAACCTCTGTTTTTTTATGATCTGTGTAGCCTAAGTCTACTGCGGGTGTTTCTACCTGCTCTTCGGGTTTTTGCTCTGTTACACTAAGTGTTTTTTCTTGTGCATCATCTATATCTAATTCTACTTGTTCTGCCATATTATCTCCTAAAATAATGCGAGGATATCCTCGGGTTTTTTAATAGTTCCAATTATTTCATCGTCATTTAATATTCTATGCTCTCCAAAATTTGTTTTAAATCTTGCACCTGCATATCTTCCATAAATAACAAATTGACCTTCTTTACACCAAGGTCCATCGGGAAACTTATCTTTGTCTTTATAACACAAACTACCCATTTTAATTACAAGTCCTACGACAGTTGTAACTTCTTTAGTTTCTTGTGTCTGATCGGTCAAATATATACCACCTTTAGTTTTTGATTTTCCAGTCCAAGGTCGAACTAATAATCTATACCCAACTGGATCTGGAACAGTTTCTAAATAATCTTGAGTTTCTTTTTTGCCTTGTGGTATTTTTATTTGAGATTTTTTTACATCTTTTGGGATGATTAACTTAGGTTTTTCTTTCAATATCATAAATATTATCTTCCTTTTTTTGCAGGTCTATTAAGTCCTGTAGCAACTCATTATAAGCGTTGTACTTACCTCTAGCATACTGAAGTTCTTCAATAGTGTCTACACCCGTTAACATATAATATTTTAAATCTTCTATTTTTTTATTAATTAATTGTTTTATCGTTCTTATTGTGTCTATATCGTACATTTAATAAATCCTTTATTTTTTCATATTTTCTCTGGCAATACCTTTTGACTTTTCAAAGGATCTCATGGCCCCAAGTCCTAGAAGACTCATGACTAACGTGACGAGCCCTTCCATTTCCAAATTTAAAGGGACAAAGTCAGGATTAAATAAAACAGCGACATAAGTTACAATCGGCTGAATAAAAAACTGCCATAGTAACCCTAAGCAGCAAACCCACATAATTGCTGGGCGTGCTCCGCTTACAAATATACTCGGATGTTTTGCTTGTTCTTTATTTATATCAATTTGACCTTTTGCTAATTCGTGAGCATGTTCCTCAGCCATACTTGCAAGTTTAGAAGCCAACTCAGCCTTTTTAGCTTTGTTGTCGATATACTTACCTACTAATTTAGTTGCAGGTCCTATCAAACTAAGTAACGCCATATTATTCTCCTTTTAATAATTTATCCCTAAAATAAAATTCTTTTCCTCCTATCAAACCACAAGATAATCCGTTTGTAAATGTAAAGACTATTAAGAAACTTTTTTCTTTTTTACCTTGGTAGAATTCTACGAACCTATTATCAGAGGATAAACCCCATCCTATTCTTTCTTTGTTTTCATTTTTTAAAACATCTTTTCTTAAATCACTAGCTTTTGCACATACATATCGTACATTTCTATCTATGTAATATTTTTTGGTTTTGGTTTCAAAATCAAAGTAAGGAGGTTTAGATTGTACTGCATTTATAATTAAAAAAACACAAATACTAATTACTAAATAATCTAAAATATTTTTTGTCAATCTAACACTCTTTTAAAAATTAATTTACTTTCTCCTTCAACAACTGTCTCGTATTTCATTTTACCCTCTAAGAACCATCGCACAGTTTTTAAGTTCATAGTTTTATAATCATCTATAATAATTAAACTATTTTTAGCCATTCTTTTAACAAAAAAATCAACTTCTTTTTGAACAGCAATGCTAGTATGTGGACCATCTAAATGAACCACCGCATATTGACCAACCAAAAAAGTCTCGCCATCAATAGAAAACGGATATCCATCACTCATAGTTTCAAAAAAATATTCATCAGGAAATTCAAAAAAAGCAAACTCTTTGTATTTGTGTAATTCTTGCAAAGTGTGCACTTTCATTTCATCAGTGTAATCGGCAGTGTACGCTGGCATATCATCATAATGTTTGTAATTTAAATTACCATACGGATCAACAGCTAAGTGTCTGTAGTTTGCGACTCCTTTCGCTAAAACTGCATCCATTATAATTTTAGAACCAAGTCCTTTTCGTAGACCTATTTCACAAGTTAAAACTACATCTTCAAATTTTAATTTATTAATTTCTTTCGTGATAAGGTCGTATTCACTTGAATCGCCTTCAATCATTTAACTCCTTTAAAACCCTTACCTCTTATTTGTATTGGTTTTACTCCTTTAATATCACTACCTTGTACACCATTTTCCCTGTGAGGACAACCTAAATTTGAAAGTGCACCTATTTTAAAACCTAAAGCTTTTTGACTAACTTTACTATTTCTAATTTGTCCTACTAAATTAGATAAAGCTTTTGACATATCTCCAGCACCAACTGTTTTGGGTAAAGGTGCAACATTACCTCTTTCTTTTGCTCTGTCATATGCTCTTTTTTTTATTGGTTGAAGTTTACCTTTTTTCATTTGTACAGTAGGATAAATTTCCTTATCAGTAGTAGCAGTCCTCATAGTTTCATTATTTTTAGTAGGTATTGTCTTAGCATCTACTGCTCTGTTTATGAATGGATATTTTTTACCTTTTATTAATTTTGCTGCTTCATTGTAAGCTTTGCCCGGTTGATTTAATTTATACATTCCTTGTGATGTAGGTCCTTTTTCAGGAGGTGGCCCAAAAGCTTTACCAGTTTTTGCTTTTGTAACTTTATACGACATAGGAAACATTCTTTGTCCACTAGATAGCCTAGCTTTTTTAGCTTTTACTTTAGATTTGAACTCTGCGATAGATGGAATCAGTTCTTGTCTAATAGGATTTTTTTTTGGAGTTATAAAAGGTTCAATTACCTCTCCTAATGAGCCTATTGCAGAAATTGTTCTTCTAAATTTGCTCTTTTTTTTACTTTTTTGCTTAAAATATTTGTTATTTTTCATTTTGTTTACTCTTTAAAATATTTACTTTCTCGTCAGCTACTCGAATACGCTCACTAGAGGCAAATTCAGCGTCCTCTCGCTTCATTTTTTCTAAATCTATCTTTTCTTCAAACTCCTCTGATTTTCTTACTTCACTTTCATCAAATTCTTGTGATTTTCTTTGAATATCTAAGGCTTTCAAATCAATTTCTCTTTCTTTTAAGGCTATAAGTGGATCTTTTTTAGCATTTCCTTGCTCTAATTCTTCATAAGCTTGCACTAATTCAGAAATTTGCTTAGCAATTAGTGAATCTGTCACATGTTCAAAGTTTTGAGGATCATTTTTTGACATTTCTACTAAATTTTCGTCATTTTGAATGTCTAATAAAACCATAGCTCTAGCTTTAAAAGATATATGTTCCATAATATGAGCTTGTAAAACAGAATATACTTGTGGATTTATGTTCACCATTCTTGTTTTCATAAAAGATACGTGTGATCTTATATGTGCTTCATGGTCTTGTTGCATAAATGCTTGTAAAGGTACACCTTTCATTGAATTACTGTTTTCTATAGCTGGATCTAAAGGTATAGGTTTAGGTGCTGGCTTTAATAAACTGTCAATTTGTTTTGTGCCAAGCGATTCATACACCCTATAATAAGCTTCTCTCATATTGTGCATTTGTGGTGCACTAGATGCGACCTGTAACTGAGTTTGTGCTAAAGTGAACCTTTGAGACAACGAAAACACATCTGGATCAGCTACAGGTAACACATCCACTTCAGGACCGAAGTCCATCATTTTAACAAATCTATTGCCACCATACACCGCATAAGGATATACGGGAGGGAGGTAGGTGCCAAATACATTCGCTAAAATTTTAAATTCTTGTCTCATGGAATAATAACAACGCTTATGAATAGCACTCATTACTCTAGAACCTCTTTCTAGTAAAGCTAATGTGCTACCAACTGCTCTATTTTGTTTATCATTTCCAGTTTGCAAATCTGCTATGGCAGCAAAACGCTGTCCTGCTTGTACAACAAAACCTAACAAACCAAAAAGAGTTTGACTAGGATCTTTAAAAGGCAGTAACATAAATTGATCTTTTATATTTCCACCCGGAGCATCCACATCTCTAAACTCACCTGGTTGAAAAGGTTGATCGTCATCTCGAACTCTAATCCCTCTTGATTTAAATCCAGCAGGTAAATTAGCTAAAGTGCCTGCATCTAGTAATTGTCTTAAAGCAGCGGTAGCCGCTCTCGACAAACCACCTATCATATGAATTAATCCAAACCCATAAAATCCCAAACCCGGTAAAAATTTAAAATGAACAAAATAATCTTGTCTTTTATAGGTTCTATCATTTTGTTTGTAATTTCTATAAATAGAAAGTATTTCTTGTGAACCCTCATCGATTGTCACTATATAAGGAACTTTCACATTTTTTACATCTTCATCTACTTCATATTCTTCTAAATCTAAATCAACGTGCATCTCTAAAATATTAAATTGATAATCATTATCTTGCGAATCATTAACTCCCTCTATCTGATCATACTTATCTTGAACATCACTATCGTCAGTGCGAGAAGGTAAAATCTCTATATCTCTATAAAAACCCGCTCTTTGTTTTTTTAGAATATCGTTTTCATTCATTTTTAGAATATGAGTAATCCGATCACAGTCTTTTAGATCCGTAGCGTAATAAGGAACTACTAAATCTTCAGCTGGTACGAATTTACTAACTGCTCTTTGCATCACTTCATCAAAATATACTTTTTTAAAAGTTGAACCAGCAAGCGGTAAATAAAACAACATTTGATCAAACTCAGGAGTGTACTCTTCCATTTTGTCCATTAACATATAATTCATATATTCTTTTACTCTTTGTGCTTGTTGTTCCCTTTGTGGAGTTCGCTCTCCTAATACTTGAGTTTTGACAGGGCCGTTTGCAGGTAAAAGTTCTTTGTAAGCTTGAGCTTGAAATTGTGTCACAGCTTCAGCAAGTAAAGGATGTGTTACAGAACTTGCTCCGACAAAAGGTCTGCTCTCTTCACTATATTTAAAACCTAATAAATCTAGTCCTTTTATGTAAGATTGTTCCCAATCACTTCTAGACTCTTTATCTTTTTTGTAATCAGCTAACAATTCATTAGCCATTCTTCCTAAAACTCTTTCATCAATTTCTTCTGCTAAGTTTGAATAAAAGGCTATGACTTGTTGTTCTTGTGTTAAATCTTGAGGAGCCTCTTCTGTAACCTCAGGCTC